CGCTAATTTTTACCCCGGTCTTTGTTTTGGTCGCGACCAAGCCGTCACCAAGCTTAATGCTGCCTACGCTATCGCTAACCAGTGCATTGCCGTTAAAAACTTTCAGATTTGGGCGGAATAAAACCCGCCCCTCCTTCGTTACGAGAAGGCAATCGCGACCTTTTTTATCGCGAATACGGAAAATAATGCCATCCGTATCAGCCATAAGATGAAGTCGTCTGATATCAACATCATCAAGCACAGCCTTAAATAGACGCGAGAATGCCGCCTGAAACTCTCCGGTTCTTTTAATTCTTACCGCTGAGTGCCCGCTGGTATCCTCCCATAGGAAAGCATTGAGAATGTCATCTTCCCATACCATTTTTGCCATGATCTGCAATAACGCCTGTGCGCTCGGATAGGTTGCTGCAGGTTCGGCGATATCACCGGCATTCCGGTAATAAATAAATGACGTAGGGTTATCGATTCCTTGTGCGACACGGAAAAACTGACCCGGTTTAGATCCCGCCATGCCCGCGATTGTTCCGTCCGGATCAGCGTCTGTTTTTACAAAGGTCAGGTTTTCAGCGTCAGACAGTGATTCGACAAGCCCTTTTAGGAATTGCGTTCGGTTGGCAAGTTGCCCAGCTTGAATATTAGCAATGCCATCACGACCACCGGAGACTTCATCTTTTCTTTGGATCTGATAAATGTCTTCTTCCCATTGTACTTGTTCGGTTAATTTGCTCATGTTATTCCCCGGCGTATCTATAGTTTCCGCTGTAATCTGGCAATGCGTTGTACTTAATGCTCTCATCTGGGTTATACCCTTGCGGATAAACCGTAATGACTCCACCGTCATATACTGATGCCGCGATATGGATAATTCCCTTGCTCTTCGTCGCGATACCCAATTGTGCGATATGGCGGCTGACGGGCTTGGCATCGCCAATTAGCCGCTCCAACTCGTTTACAATTTCTTCTGTGATCCCGATGTCCATCACGTCGATCGTCAAACGAAACGTTCCCGCAGGGTCGGCAACCTCCCACCATTCCTTGATCGTCATGGTGTACCCCATGTTTTCGATCACGCGATTAATAGCAGCGACCGTCCCTTTCCGGCGGTGAATGTAAAAGGCATCTTTAACGGCCTTGCGCTTCTCTTCTGCCGGCCATTTTTCATCCCATCGATCGACCGAAAAAGCCCAGGCCAGGTAGGGCAGAAAGACAATTGGACATTTGTCCGGGTTCCACAGGTCACGCAGTGGCACATTTAGATCGCTAACTGCTGCGCATGCCTGCGCTGCCCGCCTTTCAAGTGGCGAAGAACCTGGCGGCAGCAAGCTATTCATCCGATCCGCCGATTGCGACGCTTGCGCTTGTGCAGTTGGCGGCCTGCGTTTTGTCCAGCACAACATCAGCAAGTGGGCTGCGCAGCTCTACACGTTGCACGCCCTGGGTGTGCAGTGCGGCGTAAATTGCAGTTAGGCGAATATCACGACCAAGGCGCCGCTGCTCGTTGATATAGGCATTCAGGCGCTTTTGCGCGTCGGCAAGAATTGGCTCTTGCGCCGGCCCCGGATAGACATAAAGCACCGCGTCAATCTCATAGTTGATGATGCTAGCAGATTGAACCGTAAGGCGATCAGCTACAGGCCGTACTGCCTGATCGTTAAGTGCGGCGTCCACTTTCGCCAACAGTTCGGGGGAGGCCGTTCCATCACCTTCGCGGGAAAGAATGGTGACAGTGACCAGCGCTGGCGCCGGGCTGATCGCCGATGCATCCGCAACTTTGCCATCGGCGCTTAGTGCGTGGAACTCATAGGCGCCAGTTGGTCCGGCAACGCTCATTCCCTCAAATGCTGCTGGGATACGCTGGCGAAAATCTGCATCTGATTCCATTGCCGCCTCAACAGGCGGAATGGCTTCGCTGTCTTCGGGGGTAATTATCAGGCGCGGCGTGTTGTTGTTGGCGCCAAGCTGGTCGAGGTCGCTACCGATGGCATACGCCACCATCACGGCTTGTGCAGCCTCGTTAATACGCTGGCGTAACAGCATTTCTCGATAGGCATTTTCCTGCAGCAGCATCACGATCGGCTCGGATTCCAGTTCCAGAGTGCGTGCTATGGCCTCGCGCTGCTCTTCAGGATAGAGCTCAAGCAGGCGCGCCTTTCTTTCCTCAAGCAGGTCTTCAAAGCTCAGGGTTTCCACTACCTGGGGCGGCGGCAGCTGCGAAAGGTCGATCACGCTCATGATGCGCTCCCGTAAGGAATTGAAATATTGATGCTCGCCGTGGTGTCGTTCCTGCTGCCGGAGACGTCCACAATCATTTGGCCGTCAATCTGCGTGGTCACAGTGACGGCCGTCAGTGATACGCGCGGCTCCCAGCGGTTGATAGCGCTGTATGCTGCGGCCATCAACTGCAATCTTGTTGTGTCGTTTTGAGGCTGGTCTATCAACTCGGACATCAGCGAGCCGAATGGGCGGCGGGTGATCCTGCTGCCTATTGGGGTCAGCAAAATCTTGCTGATTGACTGACGAATATGATCGATATCTTCGACGGTGCGGCCGCTACTGGTGTTCATACCCTGGTACATCATTTCACCGGCCCTCCCGATTCTTCGTCTCCTTTCTTCACCCCACTATGCGCATGCTCATCAACGATGACGCCATTAGATGTGAAGTCGCCATCAGTGTGGGTGATATTGCCCCTCATCGTCCCTCCCTCAGTCACTGACAACTGTGCTGTTTGCAACAGTTGAGTGCAGGTGACTTTTGGTGTTTCCAATGTGATTCCTGTCGCCGCCTTAAACAGCGCTGTTTTCACACCCTCCACGGTCAGGGCGCCGGCTTCTGGGTCATAACTAAACCTGGCGCCGTCGGGGAACTCCGCAACCAAGGCATTCTTCGAATCCGAGGGGGCCGAGTGAGCGTCCGAAAAAATGGCCGGCAGAACAAAGGCTGTTGTCAGCTCGCCGGCCATGCTCAAAATCAGCACCTGCTCCCCGACTGACGGCGCCCACCATGTGCGGGCGCTACCTGCGCGCATGGTCAGCCATTTGAGTGGCGCGGTTTCAAGTCCGCCGGTTTGCACACGGCATAGGCCGTTCTCTGCATCTACCTCGGAAATGGTTCCGATTCGGATCAGATTGGTCAGCAAGCGCAGGAGTTCAGAAAGTTGTGTATTCATTGGCACAGCCTGCCATGCGCGCGGCGCGGGCTGCATGTTGCGGGCATTGTGTGGTGCCTGGCACAAGTGGCCGATATCGAGCAAAGCGATTTGTGTCTATGTTTGCCGGCATGGCCAGCACAGCCGAAAATGACTGTGCTGCAGGTTATTTGCTGAGGTGGTCGATCAGGATGTCGCCGACGGCGGTGATGGCTGGATCATTCAGTCCAAATAATTGGCGGGCGTCGTATTTCACGGTTGGGCCGCGCTTACTCACTTTGTCACGCAGGCCGTAATGGTGCACGCGCGCAATGCGCACAACGTTGCCGGCAAAGTAAACGGCGGCTTCGTCTGCCGTGGTTGCTGTTTTCATAAAGCGAGTGGTCTGCAGCTTGCTAAACATTTTCCTGCGTATCCGCCCCTTTTTGCTGCGGCCTTGCGGTTTTCGCTCGGCGTAGGGGGTTCCGTCTGGGTTGCGCTGCTGGCTGATCTGCAGTCGCTGGCGCCGGCGCAATTCATTAGCCCACTGGCGAGTTAACTTTTTCCTCGCCGCTGGGGTTAGCTGTGAGGCGAGGGCTGCCAGCCAGTCTTCAATCTGAATAAAATCACTCATTGGGCGCCCACTGATCGGCGTAAGGGGGTTCCGGTTCAGGGACTGCCTCTACAACCATTTGGCCCCCTGCCTCTTTCACGATCACGCGCTCTGTTAGCTTCAGGTTTATGCTGATGTCGCAGGTGGTGTTATTCAGAATATCCACCTCAAACGTGAAGCCCTTATCTCTGCCGTCTGGGTTCGCCATGATGTCCGGTTGGTTACGGCGAAGCCAATACAAAATCACTGCGTTCAGCAGGTTTTGGTCTGCTGAAAAGTCGGTTATCACCAGGTTGAGGGTGTACTGGTATTCGAATGAAATGGTTGGCGCCAGGCTGGAAACAACGGCTCCCTCATCAACAAAAATGTGCAGTTTGTCTGGGTTGTTCCCCAGATATTCTATCCCGTCAGAGAGGGCTTTTCTTAATGATTCCGGCTTGTTCATCGTTATTTTCCTGGCATTGAATAATGGTATCAACCTGATCGGCACACATTGCCCAAGCCGCCTCGACGCGGCTCTTTTGCTGTTCCAGATCCCCGTTGGTGAGCGGGTTACTGGCCGGCAACTGGCAGACGATCAACCTCGGACAACCAGGCGCGATAAGCTGCACCTCCGGTGATTGCCGGGCGGGCGTGCAGGCGCACAACATCAGGAGGCAAGCGGCCATCAGCCCAGGCTTTAAGCTCTGCATTTTCACGGTACAACCCCGCAATCAGATTTTCACGTTGTGACAGAAGGGCGGCTGTTTTGGTCATCTGCTGACGTAACTCGGCCTGCGCCCGGTTGTTGCTACTGGCGATCAAGCCAAGGGTTATCAGCTCGGCATTTTTAGCTGATAGCTGCGCTGCCATCCCTTCGATGGTTTTTCCTTGCGCCTTGATGGTTACTTGCTGATCGCTGACGGTTTTTTCATAGGTGCTCAGTCGCCAAGTTTTCCACCCTAACGCAGCGGCGAGAGCCAGGACGACGGCGGCCACGATCAACCAACTGCGTGGAATGACGGCGGTCATGCCAGAGCCCCGCCATAACTGACGTATTTTTTCAGAAGGGTTTCAAGCTTGTGTTCGGGCTGGCCATATCCGGCACCCGGCAGACTCGCCCAGATATTGCGGCACTTTTTCAAGGCCAACTCTATTCGTCCGGCGTTGATGTCAGCCAGGGCGCCGCGCTCGCGGATTAGTTGGATGGCCCATTTATCTTGTGATACCGGCCCAAAGTCTGGCAGCTTCAGTGCGGTGCGGTAATGGTCCCAATCCCTGATTAAAAACTGGTAGCCACCTGATGCCGTGCTGCGCTGCCCGCGATTGTTAAATACCTTGCCAGGACGGCCGCCAGCGAACGGGTGATCTCGATAGCTGGAAAAGGTTTCTGCCTTACCGTTGATGCCGGTCACGATCACGTTGTAGCCGTCGTCCGACCTGGCCAAAAGCGTGGCGCCAATTTCACTGAATCGTAGCGTGTCCAGATAGGCGTTAATGTTAGGAGTGGTGATGATGCGGGCCATTTTTCCCCCTGGCTTTTTGCTTGGCTGGCACCCGCCCTTTTGCCGCGGGCGGTGACGGGATGATCGCCATGATGTTCCCGCGGGAACGGGTGACTGCCATCAGGATCATGAAACTGAAAAGGGCAGTTAGCGCCCCCGACTGCGGGAAACGTCCAAACGCGGAAAAAATTGGCACGGCGGCGCAAATCATTATCACGACGTATGCGACACCGCTGGCCCACGGTTTATGTGTTGCCCCTTTGCGCTGGAAAGCCAGCAGACGGCCGGCAATGAGCAAGCAAATGATCGACGTTATCCAATGCATGGTTATTTCCCCCTGAATATGCGGAAAATCGGGCTATCCCCGTCCAGCTTCTGCAAGGCAACCAATAAGATTTTGATGGCCACACCTGCGGCGACAAACGCGCCAGCGCCGAGCTTGACCTCAACATCCAGCCCGGTGGCTTTCTTCAGCAGCGCGGCCGCTATCGGGGCGAACAGGCAACCGGCAATAAAGCTGCTTATCCATAGCGCGCCGCGTCGCTTCAGCGTTAACTCCTGTGACGCCAACACAAACAATGAGGCGCCACCAAAGGCGCCGAGGACAATTGGCGCGGCATCGCCAGATAAGACGGAGAGAAGCGTGATCCCGCCAAATGCGAATAAAGTGGTGCCGCTTGTTACTGGTTCGCCCATGACATCAATCCCAAAGTTGAATAATTTGCTGTGTGGGTGTCGGCGCAATATCCGGCATTTCTACCGGCGTGC